CCGTGGGGTACAGTATGCGCCGGTTTTCCGGCGCATGTCAACAGGTATTTTTGTGACGGGCGTCACAAAACACAAAACAACACGAGAGCGCGGTGCGCGAGATGGAGATGCAGCGATGATGACGCTATTGACAATGCTCAATCTTTGGTCACAGACGACCGCCCCGCGCAGGCAGCTCAGAAAAACGGACAGGCTGCTGGCACGCATCGATGGACGGCCGTGAGCTGGGACAAGTCCGGCGTCCCCCGCCTCCGTGGCCGACGCTCGATGGAGCGAGCATCTCGGATCAAGGCAGCGGCGCACTACACATGCGCGTGCTGCGGGCGGATCACCGACGAGCTGGAGGCCGATCACATCGTGCCGCTGTACCTCGGAGGCGCGGACGACGAGAGCAACATGCAGGCGCTATGCATCGAGTGTCATGTCGCAAAGAGCGCGCGTGAGTCGCGCGCGGCGCGCGGGTGCAGGGAGCGCGCAGCGATCGGCGTCGATGGCTATCCGATCCCCAATGCGGCGCACAGTACTATAGATAAGGAGTAGCGCGATCGCGGCCAGTGGCGGCGGTGGTGTGGCGCGCGGGTGCATGGGGGGGGGTGTTGTAAAAATACAACACTGTTGCGGGAAACCGACGCCCCTACCTTTTCTTAGCTAACCCGCAACAAATCCAGAACTAGTAGGTACAGAAATGAGCAGGAAATCAACGGCGAGCCTTAGCGTTCTGCCGGTACAGCCACTTTCACGCTTGCCGGTGCCGGATGGGCTTGGTGAGGAAGAGGCGGCGCTTTGGCGCGCAGTGGTCGACTCGAAGCCGGCTGATTGGTTTGGCGCGGATTCGGCACCGTTGCTTGTGGAATATGTAAGGACAAAGGTGTCATGCGACGTACTCCATGCGCAGGTGCAGGCTGCTTTTGCGGGTGGTGATCCGAAGGAAATAAAGGACGCGATGCAGCTTCGTGACATGGAGTCGCGGCGGTTGTTGTCGATTGGGACGAAGTTACGCTTGACGCAACAGAGCCGTTACACGCCGAAGGCGGCGGCCACGGCAGCGCGTGGCGAGACGGGGCGCAAGCCGTGGCAAGTGGGGGCGTAACGAGGGGCGAGCGCAACATCGCGTGGATTGAGGCGATGTGCCGCGTTCCCGAGGGGGCGCTTGTTGGTCAGAACGTGAAGCTGCTGCCATTCCAGCGCGAAATCATCACTGGTGTGTATGACACGCCAACCCGCAGGGCGATCATTTCGGTTGGTCGGAAGAACGGCAAAACAAGTTTGTCGTCCTTCCTGTTGCTGTTGCACCTGTGCGGCCCGGAGGCGAAGCCGAACAGTCAGCTTTTCAGCGCTGCGCAATCGCGCGAGCAGGCTGCAATCCTTTTCCAGCTTGCTGCGAAGATCGTTCGCATGTCGCCTGACCTTGCGAGCTATGTCACGGTTCGAGATACGGCGAAAGAGCTTCTGTGTCCGGAGTTGGGCACGAAGTACCGTGCATTGTCTGCCGAAGCCTCGACGGCGTATGGACTTTCCCCTGTGTTCACGGTTCATGATGAGCTCGGGCAGGTGAAGGGGCCGCGATCGGAATTGTACGAGGCACTGGAGACGGCCTCTGCCGCGCAGGAATCGCCGCTGTCGATCATCATCAGCACGCAAGCACCTACCGATGCAGATTTGTTGTCCGTGCTGATCGACGATGCGCAAACGAAGTCGGACCCGGAGACGAAGCTTTTCCTGTATACGGCCCCGGAAGACCTTGATCCGTTTTCGGACGAGGCGATCCGCCATGCGAATCCTGCCCTTGGCGAGTTCCAGAACCCTGCCGAGGTTCGCCGGCTTGCGGAGACGGCGAAGCGCATGCCGTCTGCGGAGGCGTCCTACAGGAACCTTGTGCTCAATCAGCGAGTCAACGCGAGCAATCCGTTCGTGACGCGCGCGGTATGGGAGAAGAACAGCGGGACGCCGGATTATGCCGAGTTTTCCTCGGATGTTTTCGTCGGGCTTGATCTTTCGGCTCGCCACGACTTGACGGCTGCCGTTGCGACAGTTCGACGGGATGGCGTGTGGCATGTCTGGCCGACGTTCTTTGCGCCGGAGGAGGGGGTTGCCGAGCGATCGCGCCGTGACCGAGTGCCCTATGACGTATGGGCGCGAGAAGGGAAGCTGATACTGACCCCGGGCCACACCGTCGATTACGAGTACGTGGCGCGGTGGCTTGCGGAGTTTTGCGAGGATCACGGCGTTCGTGAGGTCCACTTCGACCGCTGGCGCATGGACGTGTTCAAGTCCGAGCTTTCGCGCATCGGGGCCGAACTTCCGCTTGTGGAGTTTGGGCAGGGCTACAAGAGCATGACGCCTGCGCTTGACACGCTGGAAGCCGAACTGGTCAGCGGGAACATCCGGCACGGGAATCACCCGGTGTTGAACATGTGCGCGATGAACGCGGTGGCGGTTTCCGACCCGGCTGGCAATCGCAAGCTGGACAAGAGCAAGGCGACTGGCCGCATTGACGGCATGGTCGCGCTGGCAATGGCTATTGGCGCGGCTGCGGCGAGCATGCCGAGCGAGCAAGAGCCAGAACTCTTCTGGATCTGAATCATGGCATGCAAGTGCAAAGAACGACGCGAGCGGATGCTCGCGATGGCGGAGCGCGCGCGCGCGCGTGGGCGGAAGGTGTCTGCGGCCGTAATTGAATCTGCGGTATCGGCCATTGACGTCGCCGCGAAGGCGTTAGGCGCCGACGAAAAGCGAACCGATGACGATTCGTCAAGATCAGGCAATGGGAAGAAATAATCATGAGCAACGCATTCCGCGCATATTCCGCCTTCGTAGTCAAGGCGGTCGATAACGGCGCACGTCGGTTTTCCGGCATTGCCACCACGCCAGCAACGGATCGCGTCGGGGACACGATCAACCCGCTCGGAGCGAAGTTCAAGAATCCGCTCGTTCTTTTGCACCAGCACTCGCACTCGCGTCCTATCGGGACGGTCACGTTCCGCAAGCCGACCGAGAAGGGTATCGAGTTCGACGCGGAAATTCCGTCCGTATCCGAGGAAGGGGAGTTCAAGAGCCGCGTGGATACCGCGTGGCAGGAAATCAAGTATGGCGTCGTTCGTGCGGTATCAATCGGCTTTTATCCGATCAAGTTCGCACACAAGGACGACGGCGGTATTGATTTTCAGGAAATCGAAATATTCGAATTGAGCACGGTTTCGGTTCCGGCGCTGCCGGAGGCCGTAATCACGTCGATCAAATCCATGAATCCGCTCAGTGCGGAAGTCATTCGCAGCATCAAGGGTGGCGTGCAGATTCGCATCGATCCGTCGCGCATTCAGCGCGTCAACATTTTGCAAGCTCCGCGATAAGCGGAGCATGCATTGCATCGTCGAGAGACGACGCGGCCCTTCGAGGGCGATCGCGAGCCGTGGCGCGTAATCCACGGCGCTTATAGCTGGCCGGCGGCTAAAAGCTCGGCGCAAGCGCGCGCGTTACATGTGCGTGCGAAACGACTGCCGCGATGGCAGCCGTAACGCATCGCCGTGAGGCGATGCAAAGACAACAGGAAATAATCACATGGCTACCAAGTCGATTGCGGATCACATCCGCGACATGGAATTTACGCGCTCCGATCTTGCAAAGCAGATGGAGGCAATCGCGCAGAAGGCGGCGGAAGAAAACCGCCACATGAGCGAGGAAGAAATCTCCGAGTTCGACGAGCTCGAATCGCAGATCAAGACGCTCGACGCGGACATCGAGCGCCAGAAGCGCATCGAGGCGCTTGCGAAGGGTGCCAAGCCGGTTGACTCCGTTGCGAAAGAGAAGGCGGAGCGCAAGGACGTACAGGTTCGCGCCCCGGTGGCGGTGAAGAATACCGAAAAGCTTGAGCCCGGCATTGCGTTTGCGCGCGCTGCCAAGTGCCTTGCGCTCGGTCATCTCGAACACCGCGATGCAATCAGCATTGCGAAGTCGGTTTACTCGGATCGCGATGATATCGTCGCGGCAACCGCATCGCTGGTCACCAAAGCGGCGGTTGCGCCGGCCACGACGACCGACCCGACGTGGGCGGGCGACCTGGTTGGTGACTCGACCAGCGTATATGCAGACTTCGTTGAGTTCCTTCGTCCGCAGACCATCCTCGGTCGCTTCGGGCAGGGCGGCGTTCCGGGCCTGCGTCGTGTTCCGTTCCGCACGCCGCTGATCGGCCAGACTTCTGGTGGCGACGGCTACTGGGTGGGCGAGGGTAACGCCAAGCCGCTGACCAAGTTCGACTTTAGCCGCACCACGTTGGAGCCGCTCAAGGTTGCGAATATTGCGGTTGCGACGATGGAGGTCATTCGCGATTCCAGCCCGAGCGCGGATGTCATCATCCGTGACCAGATTGCTGCGGCCCTTCGCGAACGCCTTGATCTTGACTTCGTGGACCCGGCCAAGGCGGCGGTTTCCGGCGTTTCTCCGGCGTCTGTCCTGAATGGCGCGCCATCGACCGCGGCAACCGGAACGGGCACGGCGGACGACGTGCGCGCCGATATTCGCACGTTGTTCAACCTGTTTATCGCCGCGAACAATGCGCCGACTTCGGGCGTGTGGATCATGCCGGCCACGACCGCACTGGCGCTCAGCCTGTTGCAGAACCCGCTTGGTCAGGCCGAGTTCCCAGGCATTTCGATGACGGGCGGCACGCTGTTCGGCCTGCCGGTGATCGTGTCGGAGTATGTGCCGCACGATTCGACGGGCGCGGTGGTCGCATTGGTCAATGCTGGCGATATCTACCTTGGTGACGAGGGCGGCATCGACATTTCGATGTCCACCGAAGCCTCGCTGCAAATGGACGATGCGCCGGACAACCCGACCACGGCCAGCACGGTGCTCGTCAGCTTGTGGCAGCGCAACCTGGTTGGTTTCCGCGCCGAGCGGACGATCAATTGGGCACGTAGACGTCCGTCTGCCGTTGCGTACCTGACTGGCGTCAATTGGGGCGCTTAACCCTGGCAGGGGCCGCCTTCGCGGGCGGCCCCTTTTTTCTTCCGAGGAATCCATGTCTACGACATTCATCTACAAGGGCGGCCGTCGCAGGGAAATGGATGCGCGGTGCGCTCGCGTGCTGGAAAAGCTCGGCAAGGGCGTCATCGAGACTCGCTCGCTGGAAGCAGAAGATTCGACCGTCGTTGAGACGGAGGCCGCGAGTTGTCAAGCGGCGCCGGAGCGGAAAAAGCGCAAGTACAAGCGCCGCGACATGACGGCGGAGGATTAAGAGCATGCGTATTTTCGGGATCGAGTTTTCGCGCGCCAGAAAGGCGCTCAATGCGGTCCCGCAATCGCGAGGCGGCTGGCACGTCATCCATGAGCCGTTCACGGGCGCATGGCAGCGGAATCGCGAGGAACGCATCGGTGACATCACGAGTTATCCGACGCTGTATGCGTGCTTGAGCCGCATCTCGCAGGACATTGGAAAGCTGCCGTTCGTTCTCAAGGCGGTCGACAGCGATCGGGTATGGTCCGAAGTGCAGAATCCGGCTTACTCGCCCGTCCTGCGCAAGCCCAATCATTACCAGACTGCGCAACAGTTCCGTGAGTCGTGGATTCTGTCCAAACTGACAAACGGGAACGCCTACATCCTCAAGCAGCGCGACAATCGAAACGTCGTTACCGCGCTGTATGTACTGGACCCGTGCCGCGTCCTGCCGCTTGTGGCCGACGACGGAGCGGTGTTCTACCAGTTGTTTTGCGACAACCTGAACGAAGTGCCGGAGTTGAAGGGGACGATCACGGTCCCCGCGTCGGAGGTTATCCACGACCGATGCATGCCGGTACATCATCCGCTGGTCGGGGTTCCGCCGCTGTGCGCGGCGAACTGGCCGGCTGTGAAGAACCTTCGCATCCTGCGGTCATCGTCCGAGTTCTTCGGCAATCGCGCAATGCCTGGAGGCATCCTGACCGGCCCTGCGTCGATCAAGGAAGAGACGGCCAAGAAGCTGTCCGAGCAATTCAACGAAGGCTACACCGGCAAGAATGCGGGTCGGATCGCGGTTATCGGCGCAGACCTGAAATTCACCGCGTTTGCCGTGAGTTCCGCCGACTCGCAGCTTGTCGAGCAGCTTCGCTACAGCGACGAACAGATTTGCCAGCCGTTCGGTATCCCGCCGTTCAAAGTCGGCATTGGCTCGATCCCCGCAGGGCTTGGCGTCGATGCCGTCAATCTCCTGTACTTCGAGGACGCCTTGCAGGCACACATCGAAGCGATGGAAAACCTGCTGGACGAGGCGCTTTCTTTGCCGTCCGACCTTGGGATCTGGATGGACACCGAACCCCTGCTGCGCATGGACGTATCCAAGCAAGCCGAAGTCGTGACCAAGTTGATTGGCGGAAAGACGATCACGCCGGATGAGGGCCGGTTCCGCCTTGGCTACGGACCAACCGCTGGCGGCAACACGATATGGGGCCAGCATCAGGACTACCCGCTCGGCGTGTTGGCTGCGCGGAATGACCTGAATGATGCAAGCGGGCAATCGGAGTCCGTCTCGGATGAGTCGGAAGAAGTCAAGAAGCTGCGCGCCGAACTGTGGCAGGCGAAGGCGCTCAACACCACGCGCGAGGCGTTGCGATGATTGATCCAGTCGAATTTGGAAAGGCGATGGCCGCCATCGTCAAGGATGCGACAGCGCCGTTGCTAAAGCGCATCGAGGATCAGGACGCGCGCATCAAGGAACTTGAGGCGCGCCAGCCCATCGCCGGCCCTGCCGGAGAGAAGGGCGAACCCGGCCCGATCGGTGAACCTGGTCCCGGTCCTTCCGATGCGCAGATAGCGGAAGCGGTCGCGAAACATCTTGCGGAGAATCCGCCGCCGCGCGGAGAGAAGGGCGA